TTACGGGGTATTACAGTGTTATGTTGAAAGACCATTACGAGATGTTATAAAAGAGCAATGGGTATTTCAATACTCGTTAGCTTTAAGTAAAATAGTCTTAGGAAGAATAAGAGGTAAATTTACCGGCACAACTTTATTCGGCGGTGGTTTAGTCAATGCAAATATGTTAGAGGAAGGTTTGCAAGAAAAGAAAGACTTAGAAGAAAAACTATACACCAATGCCCCAGGATTTGGTGACAATGAACCGCCAATGTTCTTTGTGGGATAATAAATAATATTATGAAATTTAATGAGCTAGTAAAGTATATCTTGAATGAGGGTGGGGTTGATCCGATGAAGTTTGCTTACAAAGGAGCTCCTCAAGGGTTTAGAAAAGATACTGGTATAAGTAACCCTGAAACATTTGTACCTACTAGCCCGTCAAGAAAAATGTACGATGTTGCAAGTGCTCCGCAAGAGACGAGAGCTAAGAGCGGTGAGTATATTGCTACAGATGTACATAAGATGATTAGAACTGCTTTACTGGTAACCGCTTCAGATCCAGAAGCAGGAGCAGAACTTAAAAGAGTTTTAGAACAAGTCGGTGAAGTTTATTTTAGCTATAAAAATAATTTACAAGAAATAAAAAATTTAGAAGATAGAATTTCAAAATTACCAAATCCTAATTCTGATCTTGCTTTAGAATTAAAAGAAAGATTAAAAGAGTATATTAAATTAACGCAACAGTCTAAAGAAAAATTATTATCGATGACTCCAGATGTCTTTAATGCTGTGCAGGATTTGGTTAGAGAAGGAGGACAGAGTTTTATTAAAGCATTGAAAGCAGGTAGAGATGTTGAAGAAAAGTCATTAGATGCTTTAGAGTCAGAGGTTCAAGATGAAGATGAGAAAAAAGCAATTAAGTTTTTAAGTGATATGTGGAGAGGTAAAAGTGATTTTGAACCTGTTGTAAAATTTGTAGAGGTAGAAAAACAAGAAGGTAAAAATCCTATTCCAAGATTATTAACTATATACAAAACAGTTATTGATACTATGGTAAAAAATAACTTAGTAGGTAGTCCAGAAAGAACCTTTAATTTTATTACTGGCCAAACAAATAAAATTAGAGCTCTTAAAGAACCTACTGCCGGTAGAACAAGCATGAAGAAAAGAGATACATCTCTCGCTAATGCTATAGCATTTATTAAGAAGGGAAGATTTAAAGACGCTAAAGAAGCTGTAAATAGTACTAAGTTGTCAAATGAAGATAAAGCTGACTTGATGATTAATATTGACAAGCTAAGTAGAGGTGAGATGACAGAAGCAGATGTCATCCGACCATTATATGCATTCTAGTCAATTTAAGCAAGGAATCTTTAAACCTCAAAATAGCCAAAAGTATCTAGGCTCATCTTATCCTGTATATCGTTCAGGGTGGGAACTAAAATTTTTTAGATGGGCAGATTTAAATGAAAATATACTTGCATGGGGTAGCGAAACTATTATTGTACCATATATAAATCCTTTAGATAATAAAGTGCATAGATACTTTGTAGATAATTTTATAGTTTTTAAAGATAAAGAAGGCAATAGACAAAAATTTTTAATAGAAATAAAACCTAGTAAACAGGTAGCTAGACCGGTTAGCTCCATACGTAAAAAGCAGTCTACTATATTACATGAACAAACTACATGGATAACTAATCAAGCAAAATGGGAGGCTGCAAAAAGGTGGGCTGAAAAGAAAGGTTGTAGGTTTATTATATTAACGGAAAAAGAGCTAGGCATCCGTTGAATATACACCAAATCTTATAAATAATAATAATATGAGTTTCAAACTTATTATTGAGACACCTACAAATAACAATGACTTCGAATATATTGTAGAAGAAAAGAATACTAATGAACCAAGAAACTTCTATATTAAAGGGCCATATATGATGGCAGAGGGAGTTAATAGAAATAAAAGAATTTACTCTATTCAAGAGATGCAAAGTGAAGTAGTAAGATATACAGATGAAATGATCAAGCCAGGTAGAGCAATGGGAGAACTAAATCACCCTACCACCGCTGATGTCGATTTAGGAAGAGCTTGTCATTTAGTTACAGAATTAAGTAGAGATGGAAATGTTTTTTATGGTAGGAGTAAAGTACTTTCAACACCAACAGGTTTAATAGTTCGTAGTTTAATTAATGACGGAGTAAGAGTTGGTATGAGTACAAGAGGTTTAGGTATGTTAGTTGCAGAAAATAATGGTGCTAGTAGAGTAAGAGATTTTAGATTAGTAGCTATCGATTGTGTAGCTGATCCTAGTTTTCCAAAAGCCTTTGTAAATGGTATTTTAGAAAGTAAACAATACGTCTTAAATAAGGATGGTTCTTTTGAAGAAAAGTATAATAGTTTTGAAAGGAATATTTCAAGCTTACCTTTAAAAAACAAAGATGAATTTTTACGTAAAGCTGTTTTAAATTTTATAAATAAGTTATAACATGAAGGAAAATATAAAAAAGTTTATCTCAGCTGTAATGAATCAGCAATATAAAAAGGCTGATAACCTATTAAAGTCTACTGTTAATGAAAAAATTAAACAGAAGATAATAAATAATAATAGAAACATTTTCTAATATGGAAACTTTAAAAAATTTATCTGAAGAATCGATGACCGAGATTCAAAATGCTATCGAAACAAAGGTCCAACAGAAGGTTGAGATTCATGTCCAAAAGGCATTAGTTGAGCAAGATGAATTGTATGCTAACAAGTTAAAGCAGCTTCTTGAAGCTATCGATAAAGACCATTCAATTAAATTAGAAAAAGTAGTAGCTGCTATCGATTCAGATAGAGCTGGTAAATTGAAGTTAGTCGTTTCCAAATATGAAAATGCTTTAACTGCAGATGCAGAAAAATTTAAGAAACAGTTAGTTGAGTCTATTAGTGATTATCTAGATACCTATCTTGAAGAGAAGATTCCAGCTACCGATGTACAGGAAGCTGTTCGTAACAAGAAAGCAGTGAAGGTACTAGAAGGTCTAAGAGCTCACTTAGCTATTGATGCCGCTTTACAAAAAGAGAGCATCAAAGAAGCAATTTTAGATGGTAAGGTTCAAATTGATGAAGCTTCAAAGAAGCTTGAGTCTGTCGTTACAGAAAACGCACAGTTAAAACATAAATTAGATAAGACCAATGCGTCGCTAATTATTGAACAAAAGACTGCTGCGCTTGACGAAACGCAAAAAAGATATATGAAGAAAGTATTCGCTGATAAAACACCAGAGTTTATCAATGAAAACTTTGACTATACTTTAAAGCTTTTCAACAAGAAAGTAGACAACAGACTCGAGTCCTTAAAAGAAGAAGCCATTAGTGAAACTACTAAGGTAGATCGCATCATTCTTGAACAGAATGAAGAGGAAGTAGTAAGCGAATCTACTCAGTACCTTTCACCGTACTTACAAGAATTACGTAAGTACTAACAAAAACTTTAAAGGTTAATCCTGAGTTACCTGGTTCATTATTGAACCTTGGGGTCGATATATAGATAATAAAGGAAAATAACTATGAAAACAATTAGACCTACACAGGCCTATATTGATGAGTCAAGAGCAGCTGCTCTTCTCGAGAAGTGGGCACCAGTATTAGATTATTCATCTAAGAATGTTGCTGCTATCGAGGACGATCACACTCGCTTAAACACTGCCATGCTTCTTGAGAACCAAGAGCAATGGTGCTTACGTGAAGCTGGTCCTAACTATACACCTTCATCAGCCGGTATCAACCGCGCTGGTAACCCAGGTGCTTTAGGTAACGCCGCTTCAATGTATGCTGGTACAACAGTTTCCGGTACGCAAGGTACAGATACCTATGCTACTGGTGACTTCCGTTTACCAAAGATCTTGATTCCAATGATTAGACGTACTTTTCCCGAGTTAATCACAAACGAAATCGTTGGTGTTCAACCAATGGCCGGACCAGTCGGTCTTGCATTTGCTTTACGTTATCGTTACACGGGCCAAACCCTTGGAACGAATGACGGTGCAGGTTCAAGTACCCCAGTACCAGGCGCCGCAATCGGCGCTTCAGCTGGATTAGAAGCTGGTTATCAGTACTTACAGACGGCTTATACAGGTACATCAGCTGCTTATCTTTCTGGCGCTCAAGGTAGCCCATACAGCACTTTAACACAGTGGATCACAACAGGTCAAACTGATCAAGGTGTTGCTGCCTTACTCCAGAACTTCGAATTAACGAACGCAATTCCTACATTCGAAGTTTCATTCGAAAAGACAGCAGTTGAAGCTGGTACAAGACGCTTAGGTGCTCGCTGGTCAGTTGAACTCGAACAGGACTTAAAGAACATGAATGGTATCGATATCGATACTGAATTAACAAATGCGATGAGCTATGAAATTCAGGCCGAAATCGACCGTGAAATGTTAATCAGAATGATTCAGATCTCCCTCAATGCAGGGTTTGGTGCTGGTTATTCTGTATGGTCTCCAGCTTCCGCAGACGGTCGCTGGTTAGTAGAACGTAATCGTGACTTCTATCAGAGATTAATTATCGAAGCAAATCGTATTGCTGTTCGTAATCGTAGAGGAGCTGCAAACTTCATTGTTGCAACACCTCGCGTTTGCGCAATCCTCGAAATGTTACCCGAATTCCAATGGGTACCAGTTCAAGGTAACGTCAATACTCAGCCAGTAGGCGTTGCTAAGGTAGGAAATCTCGGTGGTAGATTCAACGTTTACCGTGATACACGTACCGAAGGTAATTACTGGAATGGTCAGTATACTGGTTTACAACAGCCAGAATACGCCCTTCTCGGCTATAAAGGCCCAGAATTCTACGATACAGGTATCATCTACTGCCCATATATTCCTGTCATGGTACAGCGTACCATCGGTCAGAACGATTTTGCTCCAAGAGTCGGTCTATTAACACGTTATGGTGTTGTAGACAACATCTTTGGTGCAAATCTCTACTACCACGTAATTCTCGTTGCTGGTCTCGGTCAAAGCTTTACACCTGCTACGCAGGCTGTATACTTCTAAGGCCTATCGGAATTATTACACAAAGAACCCTCTATCTTGCGATAGAGGGTTTCTTTTTTTATTGCTTTGAAGTCTTAACGTGCGGACTTGTTACATCTGATAAGTTACTACACATACGATACAATAAGTCTACGTTAGATGCTCTAACGGGATTGATATCAATACCACCACGTCTAGCATACAGACACATTACGAATAGTGCTTCTGGTTTAAACTTATCAAACAAACGTTTATAGATACACTCACAAATCTCTTCGTGAAAGTGGCATTCACCTCTAAATGATACAATATACTTTAACAAAGATGCCTTATCTAGATGATACTTTGTATTGATATAGATATAAACATCACCCCAATCTGGTTGACTCGTTACACGACAGTTACTCTTAAGTAGAGCCGAATGGTAATACTGACCTATATTTGCACCGTCAGATACATCCATGTGCTGACCTTTATCAAGCAGTTCAGGAGTCTCTTGATATGTATCAAATGTAAGATTACAAAGAGTTTTTTCAGCAATAGAATTTTCTAACGTTTCGTAGAGTTCTTTTGAATAAAAGTCATGTGCACTTACATCTGTCTTATCGTATATATGCGCTGGAATAAACCCAACCTTTACCCCGGCTCCTAGCAGTGAAGATAAATCAGAACTTGATGTATGGGTAAATTTATCGATAGCAGTTCTAATATTTGCACCCATACGTTCCATATTAAAGCTATTAAAATAAAGCTTAATAGATTTACTTTCAACGATATACTTGCTATTGCACGGGTAAACAATTTTTGCAACACCAGTTACCGGGCATCCATTATTAAGAAGAAAAGAACACTCGTAAGCATTCCATGTATCGAAACCTACAAAAGGTAAATTACCATCCTGTATACCAAGATACGTACGATTACTTTGTCTTGGCTCAGAAACAAGAAGAGACTTATCGTAAGTATTCTTATACTGCGATGTCTTACCTAAATGTTTACTAATATTTGAATTGTCTAGTACTTGATTACTCATATTAAATTATTTTATTTTAGAAGCCACAGTAGCAGTAATGATATTATATCTTTCATCTACACTACCTACTAATCTTACGACGTTAGTCATATTATACTCTCCCATATAGAACTCAAACAGATCTATAATTTTGTTTCTAAACTCCCCATCTATACTTCTCACACCATCATCTACTAACGGAATAGAAGGATCAGTATAGAATATAATATCGTATTTACTCTTCAACTGCTCAAATACATACTCAGCATATTTTCCTAACGCATCACTTTCTTTATTTTTATAGCATGCATACGTTGTATAAACAAACGCATCTAATGCACATCTATCAAAGATACAATTCTTATTTTTATTTCTCAAAAAGTTATCTATATGACTATGAATAGTCACCATTTGAGTAAAACAAGTACCTGACTCATTAATAGGTACATCATATTTTTCTTTCAAAGTTCTAGTAATCTCTGGCTCAAAATGCCAATCTTTGAAGTATACGTCCTCCTTCATCTTATTCAGAAGAGTACTTTTACCTGAACTTTGAGCACCTGTAAATGCAATAATCATTGACGTAAAATATGTTTAAACTGAGTTACGTTGTAGATAATATGCGAAAGTTCCTCTTGTGTTACTTTATGATCGATCATTTCAGCTAATTTTTGTGAAGGTTTTTCTTGCAAACCAAGATCACCATTGTAACGTATCCCCTTAATGCCTGCAACTACCGGGTTAGAAGTATCGCAGCTTCTAATATTTGTAATATTATTATCTACATAATGTCTAAATTCTTTTGCTAATGAGCAACCAAGTAAGTGATGAGGTTTGTTCCAATTCCAAATACCGTCCTGAATGAGGTCGTTAATAAAATTAATTCTACCACTACACCAACGATCTAATTTTGTCTTGCCAATGCCGGTAACAAGATAGTATGAATAGTCAAAACTAATAGCAATATAGTCTGCGTACTCACTCATATACTTGTAGCAGTCAACTAACTCATCATAAGTCTTACCCTGAACTGCACCAATTTTTAATCCAGGCAAGTCTTTATGATCAGCTGTAAAAGATGCAAAACTTTTTACCGTCGTGTAACCGTCCTCCAAAACATCAGGCACTATATAGAAAGATGGTTTTAATTCTCTGATATAGTTTACAAACTTATCTGTTTTAAAAGCAACACCTAACTCAAATATACTATTATCAAGCAATACTTGTCTACCACTAATCAATGACTTTTTAAAGAAATTATAATAATCTGGATGGGTATCGAATAGGTGAACTAATGCGTAATCATAATCATTATATGATACCGACGGTTCTAATATAGAAATAGGAGACTCATGAGATACGAGAATTTTAAAAGACATAACCATATTATAGTTGTTAAAACAAAAAATCAATGCATATCTTACTTTAATTGTTAAATATTAACATGGGGTTATTACCTTCTATAAAAGTACCGAGAATAAAATTACCTAAGTTAAAACAATTGGCATTAGGTATTCCCGTTACATTAATAGCTGGGTTTACATTACTTAAAAAGTTTTCTTTAATAACTAACTTTTTAAATAGTGCTTTATCCCCCTTGCAATTAAAACTTAAGCAATTAACATCAGCTGGGGGTATAACTGGCATAGGTAACGGTATAAAAAGTGCTATTTCCGGGGCTATAAATTCTATAACCGGACTAATTAAACAACAAGTTACTGGGTTAATTAATTCTGCTTTAAATGCAGCGACTGCTGCAGTTAGTAATGCTAAATCTTTAGTTCAAGGTTTAATCAATCAATTAAATCAAACTAAAAATGAATTATCTAATGCAGCAAAAAATGTAAAAAATTTACTTGAGAAAGAAGTTGAACTTGACGAAGAAAATGAAGGTTCAGCTTTAAGTATTTCTTCAGTTGAGACCTCTATCACTAAAACAGTGAAGAAGAATTTTGAAGCTTTAGATAACAAACAACAAAAAGAACTTATAGAAGATCCTGTTAAGAAAGAAGAATTTATAGACGAGGTTACTGGTAAGTGTGCTAAAGCTAGTGAAAAAACTTTAGAAAATCAAATTAACCAAAAAAAAGAATATACTGAAAATGTTAAGACGGTAGAAAAATTAGAAGCTTCAAGTAAAGAAA